TAAAGATATCCTTTTAGGTGATGCTACTAAAAAAGAACTTGATGCTACAATCATCAAGCTTTCTCTGGTTGAACAAAAGGTAGTTTTAAAAGATAGTGTAATAACTTCTTTAGAACTTCAATTGGCAAACCTTAAAGCAGCCGACTTGGAAAGAAAACAGCAGCTTAATAAGTATGATCAAATGACTAACCGTCTAGAATCCGACTTAAAGAAAGAAGCTGCTATCAAACGACTTTACCAAGCATCCTCCGGAGTCTTAATGGCCGCAGCACTCTTACTTGGATTACTATGATAGCTGAGAACATATACGACATTCAGCACGTAAGTACGTGGGATGACATAAAAAAGCTTATTAGAGATAATAAGAAACATTTAGAGTATTTAGATCAATACGAAGGTCTAGATCACTTCTTAGGTTCAGGTCAATACGGTAAAGTTTTTAAGATAAAAGGAAAAGACCTAACCATTAAAGTTACTACCGACTCAGATGAGATAATAGAATCCAGACTTATAATGAAAGCTGGAAAGACTAATCGGTTTATTAACATATATGAAATACAAGTTATCAATCCAAGACTTGCTGTAAAGATTCAAGATTTACTTTATCCGTTATCTGGTAAGAATATAGAGTACGCTAAACAGATTCACGATATTCAAAAGAATTTAAATGGTATACCAAATTTAAATGACATACCTAATCACTTAAGAGCTTTTTATAAAGACATTATAGCTGATTACAACAAAGTAGGATTCAGAGGACTAGAGTTTAACGAATTGGATCTACACGAAGGTAACTTACTCCAAGACAAAGCAGGAAACTTAAAAATAGTAGATTTCTAAAGATTTCATATTTATATATATGAATCAACAAGATCAAATAAAAAAGGTTATAACGCAGGAATACGTAAAGTGTGCCAAAGATCCGGTTTACTTTATGAAAAAATATTGTTATATACAGCACCCAACACGTGGTCGTATTCTCTTTAACCTTTACCCATTTCAGGAAAAAGTATTAAGTCTCTATAAAGACAATCAATATGCTATAACATTAAAGTCCCGGCAGTTGGGTATATCAACTCTGGTAGCAGGTTACTCGTTATGGTTAATGACCTTTCATAAAGACAAGAACATACTTACTCTTGCAACGACTCAAGCTACGGCTAGAAACCTTGTAACTAAAGTACAGTTCATGTACGATCAGTTACCTAAGTGGTTACGAATGAAATCAGTAGAAAAAAACAAACTTAGTCTTAGACTTAAAAATGGATCTAGAATTAAAGCTGCTTCTTCTAACTCTGATGCTGCAAGATCTGAAGCAGTATCGTTACTTGTATTGGATGAAGCTGCATTCATCGATAATATTGAAGAAACATTTACTTCTGCACAACAAACACTAGCAACAGGTGGACAGTGTATTGCTTTATCAACACCTAATGGAGTCGGTAACTGGTTCCATAAAACTTGGGCAAGAGCTCAAACAAAAGAAAATAGTTTTCTTCCAATAAATCTTCCTTGGACAGTTCATCCGGAAAGAAATCAAAAATGGAGAGATCAACAGGATGCAGACTTAGGTCCTAGGATGGCGGCACAGGAATGTGATTGCGACTTCTTATCTTCCGGAGAAACAGTATTTGAACCAGAGGATATGACTTTCTATGAAGAAACTCAAATGCATGACCCTGTAGAAAGAAGAGGTATAGATGGTAATATGTGGATTTGGGAGTCTCCGGACTACTCAAAAGACTACATGGTAGTTGCCGACGTCGCAAGAGGTGACAGCCAGGACTACTCTGCTTTCCATATTTTCGATATAGAAAACGCTTCTCAAGTAGCAGAATACAAAGGTAAGCTTTCACCAAAAGATTTTGGGAATGTACTTGTAGGAGCAGCCTCAGAATATAACGATGCCCTACTTGTTGTAGAAAATGCTAATATCGGATGGGCTACTATTGAACAAATACTTGAAAGAGAGTACCGTAATTTATTCTATTCTTCTAGAAGTCAAACAGAGACCGTCGAGTCGTACATGAATAAATGGGATACAGAAAAACTAGTACCGGGGTTTACTACCTCGAACAAAACTCGTCCCCTTATAGTAGCTAAGATGATGGAATATATTAGAGAAAGATCTGTTACTATTCGATCAAAAAGACTTCTTAATGAAATGAGAGTTTTTGTATGGAAGAATGGTAAAGCACAAGCCCAGTCTGGTTATAATGATGACGTTGTAATGTCTTTTGCTATCGGACTTTATGTCCGTGATACTGCTTTGAGATTACGCCAACAAGGACTAGATCTTGCAAGAGCACAGTTATCTTCGTTTACTAATATGAATCAACGGAACCCTTCTGTAATAACAACAGTTGATAAACGTACAAATAATCCGTATAATGTAGAGACCCCACACGGTCAAGAAGACATATCCTGGTTGCTTAAGTAACCATATTTATATATAAACCAAAGCCTAAAAAATGGCAGATAGATCCCTATTTACAAGACTCTCTAAACTATTCTCTACCGACGTAGTTATTCGTAACGTAGGTGGAAATCAGATTAAAGTAGCAGATATAAACCAAATTCAGACTACCGGTAAGTACGAAACTAACTCTCTACTTGACAGGTTCAGTCGACTTTATATCTACAATAATAAGAATATTTTTAATCCTAACCTTAACTACCAAACGTTAAGGATACAGCTTTACTCTGATTACGAGGCTATGGATACCGATCCACTAATTGCCTCTACGTTAGACATTATAGCTGATGAAGCCACCCTTAGGGATGAACAAGGAGAAGTCCTTACTATTAAGTCATCTGATGAAAGATTACAAAAAGTACTTTACAACCTATTCTACGATGTTCTTAACATTGAGTTTAATCTATGGTCTTGGACTCGTAACATGTGTAAGTATGGTGACTTCTTTTTAAAACTTGAAATTAGTGAAGAATTTGGTGTTTATAACGCTCTTCCTTATACAGTCTACCATATGGTTAGACTAGAAGGGCAAGACCCAGAAAATCCAGCTAAAGTACAGTTCCACATTGACCCGGACGGTCTTGCTTCTTCTTTAGATCCTAATTACGTTCCTAAATCCAACAAGAAAGTAATAGAACTAGAAAACTATGAAGTAGCGCACTTTCGACTTATTTCAGATACTAATTACCTTCCTTACGGTCGTTCATATGTTGAACCTGCAAGAAAGATTTATAAGCAGTTAACTTTGATGGAAGATGCGATGTTGATCCATCGTATAATGAGAGCTCCTGAAAAGAGAATGTTCTATATTAACGTAGGTGGTATTCCGCCAAACGAAGTAGATCAATTCATGCAGAAAACTATTGACGGTATTAAAAAAACTCCTTACGTAGATAAAAATACCGGACAGTATAATTTACGCTTTAACATGCAGAATATGATGGAAGATTTTTATCTTCCGGTAAGAAATGGTGATTCTGCTACCCGTATTGAAACTACTAAAGGTCTTGATTACGACGGCACCCAAGACGTTGAGTACTTAAGAGATAAAATGTTTGCTGCTCTAAAAGTACCTAAAGCATATTTCGGGTATGAAGGAGATTTACAAGGTAAAGCTACCTTGGCAGCTGAAGATATTAGATTCGCAAGAACGGTAGAAAGAATCCAAAAAATACTCGAGTCAGAGCTCAATAAAATAGCTTTAGTACATTTGTATGCTCAAGGATTTACCGGTGAATCTTTAACGAATTTTGAGATTAGCTTAACTAATCCATCTATTATATTTGAGCAAGAAAAGATTGCTCTATTAGCCGAAAAAATGCAAACGGCACAAAATATGTTAGACTCTCAAATGTTTTCTTCAGATTATATCTATGAAAATATATTTAATCTTTCTGAAGATCAGTACAATCAAATGAGAGATTTAGTTAGAGAAGATGCTAAACGTAAATTTAGATTAGCACAAATAGAAAACGAAGGTAACGACCCAGTAGAGTCTGGAGTAAGTTACGGTACCCCACACGATCTAGCCTCTATGTACGGTAGAAGAGCTGCCGAATCTCCAAAAGTACCTCTTGGATATGACGAACAGAACCCGGTCGGTAGACCCCAGGAACGGGCATCGTTTTTAGGTACTCAAGAAGATCCTCTGGGAGGCCGGGACAGACTAGGAACTCACGGTATGCAAGGCGGGTTTCCAAGTGATAATGACAACGTAAATGAAGTAGATAATTTAAAAGCTAAGATGGCATACGCACAGCTATCTAACGACCTTTCTGCTTTGAATAAGAAAAAGATCATCTTTGAGAAAAAAGATACTCAAGATGACAGTTTACTTGACGAAAGCAATATAAAGGAATTGGATAGTTAACTATATTTATATATAATGCCAAAATAATCTACTTATGAAAATTAAGCATTCTAAATTTAGAAATACCGGGCTCATTTACGAACTTTTAATTAAGCAAATAGCTGCTGATACTCTTGAGAATAGACCATCTCCAGCTATTAAGATATTAAAGAAATTTTATTCCGGTAAAAACTTTCTAGCTAAAGAATACAAACTATACGAATATATTTCTAAGAACAAAGGTATCGGTAGAGAAAAAGCCGAAACCGTAGTATCTACTATTACAGAAATATCTCGCAAACTTGATCAAGCATCTCTCAAAAATCAAAAGTACGAACTTATAGCTGACATAAAAAAGAATTATGATTTAGATCATTTCTTTTCAGCTAAGGTTAGAGATTACAAGCCTTTTGCTGCTTTATACTGTTTATTAGAAGCTCAAAATAATACTGAATTAGTTGACCCTCAAGTACTTGTTGACAATAAGACAACTATTCTAGAGCACTTAACCGAATTAGAACAGGACAAGAACAAAGTACGTCAATCCTTAATTGAGGAGTACGGTTCTTATGAAAAAGATATTAAACTGTTAACGTATAAGATATTATTAGAGAAGTTCAACAAGAAGTATCAAAACCTTCTCCCAGAGCAAAAGAATATCTTAAAAGAGTTTATTACATCTGTAGATTCTACTTCTAGGTTAAGAGATTTTGTTAATGAAGAGCTTGAGAAAGTACACAAAGAAATTACTAAATTAGTACCTACTGTAGGAGACGAAATTATTAAAATTAAACTACAGGAAGTAGCAGATAATATTGCACCTATATCTAAAAAAGAAAAAGTTAATGATGATACGTTAGCTCTTTTAATGCAGTATTATGAACTAATTAAAGAGATTAGAGAAGCATGAAAAGAAATCAGTTGAGAACATTAGTTAAAGAAATACTTGATGAAATCTCAACTACCGGTACTGGTGCGACATTTATGCCCGGTACAGGAGCACAGTACGCAACACCTTATGCTTTTTCAAAAAACAAAAGGGATAACAAAGCAACAAAATATTTAAAAAAGATAGGATACAAAAAGGCTGAAAGACCAAAGCGTCCATCTCACACTAAATTATTCGACTACCTACAATGAAAACACTTACAGAAAAATATAACGCAGTCTTAGAGGGTAAGTTTAACAAGAAGCAGTTTGTACGAGATGCCCGTCTTGCCCATCCTCAATTGATTACTCAATACAACGGATATGAGGATACTGTAGCCATTCTTAAGAACAAAGGATATATCTTTGAACAAATTGAGAAGTACAAAGAAGAGAAACTTCCTGCTTACGACAATGGTGTAACAGAAGCCGACAAACATCCTTTAGAAGCTATTGAAAGAGGTGTTGACTACGAATTAGAGAAGAAAGGCTTTAACACTATTCAGCCAGACTTTAGTGAAGAAGATTACCAAAAGGCTAAGAAGAAAGTAATTGACAATTTAGAAAAAAACCCTAATTACTACTTGAATATTCTTGCGGACGAACCTACTAGAGTTCAGAAGAAAAGAAAAGACGTAATGAAACCAGCAGAAGAAAAGAATGCCGTAGATAAAGATAACGGTATGATTAAAGCCGACCTAAACGAATCAGTAGATGAAGGTTTTGAAGAAAAAAAAGTCGCTAAAGACTTATTCGCAGCCTTTAAAAAATACGGTTTAAAGCCCAATTATATCTCAGATGTAAGAAAAATATCTAGGGCGGGAGAAGCCAAAGATATGGTTCACATTGAACCAGGTGAAGGTTCCATTGAAATCTCAGCATCCGCTAATCAAGATAAAATAGTTCAAGCTATTAAATCCGTAGGATTAGATATAGCCAAAAGAGAAGACAACGTAGGCGTTTACAAATTATCTGTGTTTACCGTAAATACGTCCGTAAACGAAGGCCGTCGTCCTAAAAGCAAAGGCGGTAAAGTAGTTAAAGAAGACGATTACGGTAATGGCGGATATGTAGAGCTAATGAGCGCCGATCTTGACAGAGGAATAAAGTTAATTCAAAAAGCTTGGGATGATTGGAAAGCCGGTCCTATGACCGAACCCGGTATGATTGAATATGCTAAAGAAGATCTCATCAGATATATTTCTAACGAACTTACTTTCTTTGACGAGCAAGACTCTATTGAAGAAGAAGAAATACAAGCTTTACAGGAGAAAAAAACTCAACTTAAGGAATCGTTCAAAAAACTTATCGTTAAAGTTCTTACTGAAGATAAAAAAAAAGTTAACGAAGATATAAAAGGTGTTGTAGACCTTTCTAAGTACGAACCTCAAGTAGCCGACGAGATCAAAAAAGTTGATCCTACCGTACAGAAAGT